CGAAGACAAGAAACATACTGTGTTCCTCGCGATGGAAAAGGTGAATCCTAATGTACTCTACCGAGCTCAGTCTCTGACTGAACTTGGCGAGCCCGTTAGTGTTTCACGGCTCTCCCTTTCGACGAAAGAATCTGCCACGCTCATGCCACCAATTGAGGCGCGAGTCCGGCTGTCTGTCCCGACAGCCAAACTTGCGCGAATTGATGGTGAGCCTATGGTAGAGGCAAAGATTTCTCCGACATTGATGTCGACGAAAGTCGATGTCTCTGTGTTGCAACGATGTCTCTCCGTGCTCGTTACTGTGTTCCGGCTGTTTGGATTTCAGTCGGAGCAGTACAGAATGGGAAACACACTCCGCCATTGGATGGCGATGTGCGAAGCAGTTGGTGGGCCTAATGCCTGGATCAAAGTATCCAAGTATAAGCTTGCCGCCTACTTCTCCTTTCACTCACAACAACCGCTCCCCTCGAAACCTTTCGGTATCGACGACCATCCCGGTATTCTTCTGGGAGGCCGCGCTGCTCGTTGGCAGCGGAGAGTTCTCTCCTCCGAAATGCGGCACTCTTTTCTAACAAGTGTCCTCTATTCGAAGAAGGGTTTTCCCCGACCTGATTCGGCTGCGGTTAAAGCTGCCGAGGCCGAGGCTGTTGTGAAGTTGACGCAACCTCGCGACACACCGCGATTCGTTAATCTGCGGAAGTGGGACGAGGCTGAGACTTTGAAAGCGTCTCAGTTGCTCTATATCAACCAACCGTTGATTGTTGAGCAGTTACGTCGAACTGTGCGTGAACTGTACAATGGGAAGCGATATGGAATTCAGGATAGAGTGAAGGCCTTTGTGCCTTCCACGTCTGCTAATTATATTAACAGCCGTGCGAAGCTCGGTGCTATCGGCTCTGTCCTGGACCATCCTGATCTCCTCGAAGGTGTGAGGGATCAGTCGCGTCTCATCAGTTTCAACACGGTGAGAGAGGGTGGACAAGGTGAGTCAGGTGGCTCGGGTGACGTTGGAGGTTACGATGTGGACTTTACTGCGTTTGATAAACGCTTCCGTCAATTTTATTGGCGGTTACTCAGCCGTGCTGAGGGTGAAGTTCCTACTGTAGCCCCCGTGGGTCTCCCCGAGGCACTGAAGGTTCGTGTGATCTCTAAGGGCCCGGGTTTGACGTATACAGCTTTAAAACCGCTGCAACGCTTTCTCTGGACCGTTCTTAAGGATCATCCGACCTTCTCCCTTACGGGTACTCCAGTGACTGAGGATATTATCCAGAAGTCACTGGGTGAGAAGCTGAAGGATGACGAGTTGTACTTGTCAGGTG